TTAAAGTTTGAATTTGTACCTATGATTTCATCTCATATGATGTAAATAATTTCAACACCGAAAAATAACAATACGTATTGGGTTCACATAATAAGTGACGCATGTTGAAGTGGGACGACGTTAGCCGCTTTAAAAAATCGTCAGTTTTAATTTCAATTCTGTTTATGCATCGATGGTGAAATGGATATCATCTCTGTCTTCGAAACAGAAGTTCTTGGTTCGAATCCAAGTCGATGTACCACTTTTATCCCACTCAAGCAATTGTGGTCAATGCACTCGACTGAAAATCGGGACAATTCGGTTCGATTCCGAAGGGTGGGGCCATTTTATTTGTTTCATTCAATCTTAATAAGCATAGATTTATAATATTCAAAATGGGTATGTGGTTAGGCTGGAATTGGAAGACACCATTGGTCGAGAGCCAGTGAGCCTTGAAGGTTCGAATCCTTCCATACCCACCATTTAAAAAAGCGAAAACTTTCACTTGACAAATATAAAAAGTGGTGTATATTAAGGGCATGATGATTAAAATTGTTAGATTTTTCATAAAGACTCCTGCGGACGCTGAACCACGGGCTAGAACCCAATCCTCTTGGGGAGGCCGCTTGAAGGAGAAATTCGTGGCTTATGGAGTTTAGCAAAGCTTTTCATTTTAATTATTTATGGTTCTTTGAGATTTTAAATATTGGGTTGGTAGCTTAGTCCAGGTAGAGCAGGAGTCTCTTAAACTCAAGGTCGTGGGAGCGAAGCCCACCCAACCCACCAAATTTTGGGCTAGAATAGCCTGAAATATCAGTATGGAGAAGTTCAGTAAACCGTTAGGCGCGTCTTGTCGGGACGGTTGTATGTAAGACGTATGAGCAGAAAACGACGCCTCTCATACGGAGAACAAGCGACGAGGAGCCGAGGCCCGCAAGGTAGTAGGTTCGCATACTGATATGCCTACGTGGCGGAATAGGAATACGTGCTAACCTCAAAAGTTAGATTTTATGGGTTCGAATCCCATCGTAGGCACCAATTTATAAAATGAAAAAAGAGTTCAATTGGATGAGTTTTATACTCGGAATAATTATAGGAATCATATACTTTTGTATATGTCTTGAATTACGTCCTCTCATCGTACATTAGTGGCTCCGTAGCCCAACTGGAAGGAGGCGCTAGCCTTAGAAGCTAGATAGTATGGGTTCGAATCCCCTCGGAGTCACCATCACGGGGCAACGGTGTAATTGGCTTAACCCATTGCAATCTGTTTGTTGTATTTACTATTTATTAGTCATTCGATTAAATAATGGTCCTGTAGTGCAAGGGTAGCACGGTAGCCTTTCAAGCTGCAAATCGTGAGTTCAATTCTCCGCAGGACTGCCAATTTATCTTTGAGGGAGCAGAAAACCCACGTCCTTTAGGGCGTGGGATGAATGCGACCCACAAAAATAGTTAATCGTTTTCCAAAAATAAAAAAGGAAGTAGAAAAATGCATAGTTATGTGTGCAAATTGCCATCGAAAATTACATTGGAATATAAAACATGCAGTGGTATCGGAACAGTCTTCTAAACTGTAGGCTTAATAACCGTAATTGGACATCGCCTTATGCGGGTTCGACTCCCGCCCACTGTGCCACTCTTCAAATTGTAAAAATTTAATAATTAATAAATGTATAATTATTTTATAAAGCTCCTGAAGCTCAAGTGGAAGAGCCACACGGTCCTAACGTGAAGGTTGTGGGTTCGAATCCCTCCAGGAGTACCAATTTATAATAAATTTTAAATGTTTTTGATAATATATATTATTGAATCAACGTCTGTGCCTCTTGTGAGGGCAGATAAATTTAAACTGACAACATTGTAGTTAAAGAAAGGAAAATTATGAGTAGCAATTTAGTACGTTACAACCCTCAAATAACATCATTATTCACTGATTTGTTTGATGATTCTTTTTTCACTCCCCATGATATTCTTATGGATAAAGTATTTGGAAAACTTTTTCCTAATACTTCTCAAGAATTAGGTACAAGTTTATTTGTAACTCGTGCATATCCTAAAGTAGATATTCGAGAAACAGATAAGGAATATATACTTGAAGCCGAAATTCCAGGTCTTAATAAAGACCAAGTATCAGTGGAAGTTAAAGACAATTCCTTATTTATTAAGGGAGAAAAACGCAATGAAACACAAAAGGATGGAAAGTATAATGTAAGAGAAATTAAGCGTTCTTCTTTTATCCGGTCATTTGCGTTGGATGAAAATATTGAAATTGATAAAATCAGTGCCAAGTTTGAAAATGGTATGTTAGAAGTCACTGTGCCGAAAAAGGTAAAAACTCCTATAAAACCAGAAGTAAGAAAAATTGAATTGAAGTAATTAAGTTGTTAAGTTGAAATAATTAACATATAGCAAATCCGGCGTCAAAAAAGACGCCGGACTTTTTATTTTTTTATAAATTTTTTAATAGGTTGGGTGGGAGAGAGGCTTATTCCAGCAGTTTGCTAAACTGCCGTACTTTAAAAAGTGCCGGGGGTTCGAATCCCCCCCCAACCGCCAATTTATTCCCTCTTGGTGTAATGGTAGCACATGCGGCTTTGACCCGCCTAGTTTACGTTCAACTCGTGAAGAGGGAGCCATTTTTATTTCCAGTTTTTAGTTGACTTCCACAATATCAACTGGTATATTTATACGCAGATATTTGAAATGGTAGGATGGCAGAGTGGTTTATTGCACTAGTCTTGAAAACTAGAGTTCTCTAAAAGGACCGGGGGTTCGAATCCCTCTCCTACCGCCAATGCGCTCGTGGCACAGCGGCGACTGCGCCTCGTTTACACCGAGGTATTACCACAGGTTCGAGTCCTGTCGAGCGCACCAAATTTATAGAGTTAACAAATATGACATATTGCACATCATGTGGATTGCCCATTCCAGACGGACAAGGCCGTAGTTGTTCTATGTGTTACGGCGACCCCTGGTATGGTAAAGACGGATATGCTCTTCGAGAGCTGGAATATCGCCTAGAAATGGAATATATGGAAGAACCAGAAGATTATTCTCCGTCTGAAATATCAGATAATTTAAAAATAAATTTTGAATAGAATTAACTGGGCGATTAGGCTAGTGGAAAACTGTATCATTGACACTGATAATTCACTGGTTCGATTCCAGTATTGCCCACCAATTTATGAAAAAAATAGCTTTATTTGCGGTTCTTGAATTGCTATTTATGACTGGATGTATTCCTATTCGTAACAATAGTACTACACATTATGTAGTGTTAGGAATAGGTATAGTAAGTGTAAATAATACTAATCAATCTATGGCTCAGGTAACAAAGTCCACAATAGTTGGTGGTTATGCCTCAGAATATGGCGGTGGAATTGGTATTAGCACTCATAATAAAATAATGATAAACACAAATCAAAATTTAGTTATTGAAGTAAATAGTGTACCATTTAAAAATATAAAGGTAAATGTACAATGAAAACAATTTTTGCATTTTTATTAGGAACGGTTTTATTATTAACAGGATGTCGTGCCCCGCTTAATTGTGTATATGTTGGCTCAGGTACTATACTTGGGTTTGATATATCTCAAAGTCCAGCCACACAAACGCCCCAAGCAACATTGGCGTACAAACGTATTGAAGTAGCTGTTGTCCCCGTTTCAACTAATGGCGTGGTGCCAGATGTTCTCATGGATTTTTCTTTTAAAAGCGATTTGTTTTCCTCTGCGGGAGGAATTTATTCCCGTATAGCGGTGGGTCCTAATGCCACAACTCATACACCAGCCGCTTTAATGATGGCGAGAAGCCGCAATGGGCAATTGCCTACTATAGGAGTTGAAACTAATAATGTAAAGGGGATACAATTATTATTGCCCCTCAATGTTAATTCTAATCAATAAATTATGTCAAAATTAAAAAGTTTTAGAAAAAAGCTAATTCCCGAAAAGGTTCAATTAGCTAATTATGTTGCCAAAGAAAAACGTAAAATAATGCATCAAATTATAATTGAAAAAATTAAAAATGATGTTAATTTGGCCTCTGAGATTCTTAAAATTTCCGAAGAAAATCTTCCTATAGATATTAAAGAAGCATGTGAAGAAAAAATTAAGAATTCTAAATTGGAAGGTGTTAACTCATCCCAGGAAATTCAAACGCCTCTTTCAGAATGTAACAAACCAACCGAAGAAAACTCTTCAAAATAATATTTTTTCCATTTATTTTTTAAAATAATTTGACTATGCATGTACTAAAGATTAAGATGCATTTATAATGAGAAAAAAATATGGATTTAAATCTCAGAATACCAAAGGAAAAATTGGAGAAAAATTATTTGCTGAAGCTTATGCAAAATTAGGTCCTGTTAAACAAGATAAAAAAAGCCGGATTGATTTTGTTTTAACAACTCTTCCTTCGTGGACATGTAAACCAAATGTAGAAGTTAAATATGATGATATGTCTCAATATACAAAAAACATATTTGTGGAAGAATTTGTATTTAAACATAAAAAGTATCCGGGCGGACCGTGGAGAGCATTAAAGTCTGATGCTAACTATGTTCAATTTGCACTTTACAATAAAACATTTTACTGGTTTGATGCAAATATGTTTATAAATTGGATAATTCATTCAAAATTTCCTCGTAAATTAGGAGCTTATAATACAGATGGAAGTAATGTAGGCGGTTATATTATTCCAATTGAACAAATCAATAATTTAGAAAACAATATTTTAATACATAAACAAATATATGACAAAATCTGAAAAATTAACTGTGATTCGTGAACGACTTAAAATCAATAACGATGATATTGATGAGAAACACATATCTGTTATGGTTATTATGGGATATTTAAATGCTCTTTCAAAAGCAGGATTGATTGAAAGCGCATGGAATATAAAGCCTAAGGGAGATTCTATTATAGCTCTATGTGAAGAATTTGATTGGAAACCGGATGATGAAGAAATTCGAGCTTTTGTAGAAGAAATGATTAATCCATATGAAAAGTCTTTTTTCATGTTCCTGCTTAAACGATACCGGGATGACCGGGAAGGATTGATAGGAGAATTTAAAAAGAATATCGAAAAACTTGAAGCTGGAGAAGTTATAGATTTTCCAGAAAGTTCCTCTGAATTTTCATCATAAAATATTTAAGAATGTTATTAATCGACAAGGAATAAGGTAGAAAATATGATAAAAAATAAATCTAAAATGTCAAATTTATTAAAAATAACAGTAAAAACCGCGATGAGATTTATTATAGGAAGTATTTTAATTTTTAATACTACCACTTCTAAATCGGCAACTTATTATGTAGATTTGACCGGAAATGATTCTAATCCTGGAACTCAAGAATCTCCTTGGAAAACTATTCAAAAAGCCGCCAATGTTGTAATGGCAGGAGATACCGTTCTAGTTGGCCCGGGCAATTATAAAGAATTAGTTAATTTAAAACGACAAGTTCCATTAGGAGATTATATTACATTTGATGGTCAAAACCAAGCTACCAATGCTCAGTTTCAAATATCAATACCAAATATCCGAATACGAAATTTTACAATTACTGGTTTAACTAATAAATATACAGGATTAATTGACCTTCGCCGGGGTGCTCATGGTGCCTACATCGAAGGAAATATTATAGATGCAGCATATGCAGATTCAGTAAGAGCTGTTAACTGGGATTATGGCTCACAAACTCCTATTGACCCCAATGTTGCAAGCAAAATAACTGTGACAAATAATTATATTACTCATGTTTATAATACCGTTACTATTACATTAATGGGTACAAATAATATAATTGTAAATAATGAAATGCGAGACATTCGGGATGCCGATTACTTTCATGTATTTGGTATATCAAATATAATTCGCGGTAATATTTGCATTGGATTTGAGGATACCCCATATAGTGGAAATCATATGGATTGTTTTCAAACCTTCGGATTAAATGGTCACGCAGCAAAACATATGATTATTGAAGGGAATGTTTTTGGTTACAATTACAGACCAACAGATGCCGATATAGCGCAAATTTGTCAACTGGAACAAAATTTGAATCATGAGATTCACAATTGGGATATTCGCAACAATATCTTTTTTGGATTACTAAAAGGAGAGTGCGGGATTCCATCAGTACGGTGGCATAACAATGTGTTTTACCAAATCTGGACGAATGCGGCAGGCGGAGCAATTACAATTAATTGGGCCGAAAATGGACGTAATAATGCAACAAATTCACAAATTTTAAATAATGTCTTCCTTGGGTGTGGAAAGAATGACCAAAGCGGTTGGTATGCTATTGGTGATAATTCATTAATTATAACAAATACGTGGAAGGTGGATTTTAATTATGTAGCTGGTCTTGATGGTAGTCCTAAAAGAGTAGGACAGCCTCGTACTAATCAGCGATGGTATGAGCCCAACGGTATTAATGGTGGAGATGGGCGATTTCAAAATATTAATCTTCTTAATTTTCGTCTTTTAGAAGATTCTCCATTACGTAATAAAGGAATTAATTTAAATAATTATTTTTCTATTGACCATGATAAAAATAATAGACCTTTGGTGGGCAATTGGGATATAGGAGCATTTCAATTTGTTACTTCTACTCCACAAACAATATTGCCACCAAGATTTAAAAATATAATTATTCATCCTTAATATTACAATTGTATTTTTCTTTAAAATAAAGTTGTTTTCTAGTTGACAAATTAAAAATATTTGGTAAGGTGTTATTAGTTCTTTGAAGAATTTTTGTTATATTTCATGGAAATTCTCTTGCTGGCAGAAATGCTAGAGGAAGTTCGCCGGTGCTAAACCTAACGTAGGAGAGATGGTCTCGTTATTACTACGGAAGCACTAATCCTAAATGTCTGAGGGTGTCGGTTTCCCGTTGAAGACTGGTTGGAGCAGTTTGATGTAAAATCAAACCAGAATGTAATAATTCTGAGACAAATGAGAGAATGAGATACAGAACGGCGGCTATTACTATGTAAATATAATGAAAAAGTTCGGAACGATGGTTGGGGACGTAGTATAATGGCAGTACAGAAACCTCGCACGTTTCAGGTAGGTGTTCGATTCACCCCGTCTCCACCAATTTGATATATTATTTTAATATGAAGATACTAAATAAATTTTACAATTGGATTAATTATAATTTTTGTCTCTCTCGTTGCTATTGGTGGAAAAATTTTTGGCATAATCAAATAGCATCTCGTTTTAATCCTCGTCAAAAATGGCTGATTAAAAAAATTCCGCGTACTTGGATTGATAAAGATACAATTATTGAAATAGTAGTTCTTGAATGCCTTAAACATTATGTTGATAAAAACGGAGAGGATTGCTTTAATGTTATTGATACTGAAAATGAATCTCAAAGAGAATTTTATCAAGAAGTCCGAAAATATTATAATTTAGCGACGGTGAAATTAGTAACTTTGCAAAATGAGTTAAAAAAAGCGTGGAAATTAGTTCCAAAACGTTCTTGGGAACATATTAATAAATCAGAAGATTATGAAATGATTTATGGAAAAGTTAATCAACTCGAAGAAGAAATTTCTAATTTAAAAACAGAAATTATGATTTGGGTTATTCAAAATAGAGAAAGTTTGTGGACTTAATTATAAAATATAATTTTTAAATAAAATAATTTAGGGGCTTGACATTTAAAAAGTTTCTGCTATATTTATGGTCGTATAGTTCTTTGATTATAAATTTTGAGATGCGTACAGCGAAACAAAAAAAGACATAGGATAGGATTGTCGTATTCTCGGACGTTAAACGAGGACGGAGATTACCGTATAAATCAGCATCTCGCCCGGGGCTATCTGTATAACGGCAATACGACAGCTTTGCAAGCTGTAGATAGGGGTTCGACTCCCCTTAGCTCCACCAATTTTCGATGCGGAATCGGGTGGAAAGTCAACTCATGTCCGCTCGCGCACCCCTATGGCTTTTGCGGGGTGCAATTCTTTAAGACGTAAATACGTTTTTATCAAAGGATGGTTGCCTTTGGTATGGGGCTATAGTACAATGGCAGTATGTGTGAATGGCATTCACAAGATAGGGGTTCGACTCCCCTTAGCTCCACCAATTTATTAAACATGTTGTTTAATAACACTAAAATAAAGTAATAAATATGAAAAAAATTATAACTCTCTGTATTTCTCTTGGTGTGGCACTCGGCTGTTTGGTTGGGTGTAAATCTATTAATTCATTAACTCCGGGTCAAGTTGCTCAGATTGGAACTGTTATTACTCAAACGGCTAATTTTGGAGCAGTCTATGCTATTCAGCAAGACGAACGTAATGCGGCCTATTTTAAGGCGGCTGTTCCTATTCTTGATAATTTTGCAAATGGAACTGTTTTAACACCATCCGCACTTCAAATTGCATTGGCAAATACTTCTTTAGCAACAAATCAATGGGTATCTTTAGCCATCAGTGCTGTAGTTGTTGCGTATGATGTTTCATATAGTAAATACATCTCAGATAGTTTAACAAATATTCCTGTCGCTAAGTCTTGGATTATAGCTATTGAAACAGGATTTCAACAGGCATTGGCACAAACAGACAATACTAGGTTAAGATTGGAAAAAGAGCCCAATCCTCCTTATTTTATAAAGGAAGGCAAACTTGATAAGGCTGCTATTAGAAAGAAAATCAAATCTGCTAAAAAAGATGTATCTTTTTAGTTAATAAATACAATTTAAATAATTTTATCTTTGGTGCGGGCAGAAAACTCGCGGGTCTTTAGACCGGGGGATGAATGCCCGCCAATATAATAACAATTTTGGACATAATTTAAAATATGTATTAGTGATTGAAGTAATGAACGATATATTTTGACTTTCCAGTTCAATAAGAACCGGGGAACGGTAGGAACTACCGTCTAAGCCAACTGCCTTGATGTAAGACAAATTTCTAATGGAATTTGCAGTTGATTGGGTTGGAAACCCATTCGCTTTAGCGGATGGGTAGTTCATATAGTATAGATTGGAGTTTGGTGTAATGGTAGCACACACGGCTCTGAACCGTTCGGTGTGGGTTCGACTCCTACATCTCCAGCCATTTTGGAAGGGTGGATGAGTGGATTAAGTCATACGCTTGGAAAGCGTACGGAGTATCAAAGCTCCCGTGGGTTCGAATCCCACCCCTTCCGCCAATTTACATAAATAAATGTATCATAGGTAGGTTAACCGGACAGGCGAGCCGGAACTGCTTCGAAAGCAGATTGTGCCTTCATGTGCATGGGGTTCGAGTCCTCAACCTACCGCCATAAATACTAACCCCCCGAAAATTTGTAAAATAGATGTTGACAAACTTTAAAGAGTATGATACATTGATTCCACAAACTGAAAATATTAAACTGAAAATATTATTATGATTTTACCTGACTGGTTTTTAGTAACGAGTTTAGTCCTTCCAAGACTTTCACTTCTTATTGCATTTTTCACTGATGGAGCATTTCCCCATTTATTTACCAAATGGCTTTCTGTACCGATGGCTGCTATAATTCCTCGTATTCTTATACTTATTGCTATTGTAGAAACAATGGGTTTAAATGCGTGGTTTTATATTCATTTGGTCTTTTTAGTGCTTTCGAGTATTTACAATTATAATAGTATTTGTCGGTGGAAGAAAAAGAACGCATAAAGTGTTTAAATCAGATTCTATTTTTTTAAAATGCCAGTGTGGCGGATGTTCTCTTCTTGAAATGAATTGTGACAATGAAGAGAGTCAACAATTCAATGTTTCAATATGGAAATCACATCCGGGAACTCGTATATTATCTATTAAAGAAAGAATTCGGTGGTGTTGGCATATATTATTTAAAGGTAACCCGTGGGCAGACCATACTATTCTCAGTAAAAAAGATGCCTTAAAGCTTTCTTCGTTTATTATTAAACACTCCAAATCTACGAATAAATATGAAAAAACAAAAAGATAAAGTGGATACATTGAAACTTGATACCGAAATTACACCTAAGTCTAAAGTAAAGACTAAGGACAAGAAACCTAAGGTTAAAGATAAGAATAAAAAGGAAGTAAAAGAAGATTTGCATAAAGAAATGTCAAATTCTACTAATGAAAAATCAGATAAATATGTAGTTGTTCGGGATGGATACAGAGTATCTGACCGTGTATATGATTCTCCTACTGACCCGGAGTGTGTCATGGAGGTACAAATGTGGACAAAGATTGCTAAAAATTTTTCACATGGAGAAAAGGTAAAGATAGAACCCTATGACGCTAAGAAACATCGTATTTGGTAAATTGGGGATGTAATAAATACCTTATACATAATGGGCATCGATAAGATGCCCATTTTTTATGTACATTTACAATTATTTCAAAAATATTTATAGGTATGGTTAAGAAAAAGAATAAAATTGTAGCAAAAGAAAATAAGTTATATATATTGCCTTCTCTCAACTCAGATATGCGGAAATATATTTCTAAATTTAAGGTAGATATGATGGAACACGTTGTATCTTCAATAAAGTTTGCAGTTGAGAATAAACTTCCTATTGTTGAAGTTTTTCAATTTAAAAATACACCTTTTGTTGTAGTTATAAATGAACAAGAGTTCATGTCAAATCTTTCGCACATTCGTAATTATTATATGGAAAATGAAATATACGAATTGTGTCCCAGAGTAGAAAAGTTATATGAAACCCTTAAAAAAAATGAAAAAGAAAACCTTGATTCAAAAAGATTTAATGACAATTAAATCAGACCGCAGTCCTATTATACCTCAACGTTCAAAATTTAAATCAATTTTAAAAATAAATCAAAGAAAATTAACTGAAAAACAAAAACAATTTTTATCTCTTGCCTCCGAAAAAACCTCTAAAATTATTTTTGTTTCCGGACCGGCTGGAACAGCTAAAACATATTTATCAATTTTACAGGCTCTTAATATGATTAATGAAAAAAAAGTTAGTGACCTTTTATATATTCGGAGTGCTGTAGAATGTTCAGATTCAAAGATAGGGTTTTTACCAGGCGAAGCCAATGAAAAAATGACTCCTTATATTCAACCCCTAATTGATAAATTAACTGAATTACTTCCAAGAGGAGATATTGATATTTTACTCAAAGAAGAACGTGTAACGGGTATTCCTGTAGGTTTTCTTAGAGGATTAAATTGGAATGCTAAAGTTATAATTGCTGATGAGTGTATATCGGGGAATCAATATATACAAACCTCTAATGGAAAAATTTTATTAAAATCTTTATATAATAAATATATTAAAGGTAAAAATTTGCCACTATTAAAAACATATAATGAAAAAACTATGCATTTTGAAAATGATAAAATTCTTTCGGTTACGAGTAAAGGAAAGAAAAAAATTATTTCTGTTGTTTTAGGTAATAGAAATATAAAATGTACTCCGGAACATAAATTTTTAACAGAGTTCGGATGGAAAGAAGCCCGAGAATTGACGCCTTTTACTCCATTAATTGCAAACAATGAACAAAAACTTCAAACATTAGATGTAATGAATGAGGACCAATTTCAAGTATTTATTGGTTCGTATTTAGGAGATGGGCATATAATGGAAGTGGGGAAAAATCGATATAGATTAAAAGTTATACATGAAGAAAGACAGCGGCAGTATTGTCAATGGAAAGCGGATTTATTCCATTCTTCTTTAAGATTTATAAAAGAAAATGGATATTCTAAAAAACCAGCATTTGAATTTACTACAAAATGTTTTTCATTGCCATCATCAATACCAATGGATTGTAAAAAATCATGCCCAAAATGGGTTATAGATAAATTAGATGCTAGAGGAATAGCTATATGGTATATGGATGACGGAGATATAAATAAATCAAAAAATAATATACGAATTTCAACATGTAGTTTTGATTTAAATTCGCAAAAATTATTTGTAAAAAAATTTAAAGAATTTGGAATTGATTGTTCTATTGGAGAAGATAAAGGTATAGATTATTTATATTATTATCTCAGATTTAATTCTATAAATTCCAAAAGATTATTAAATTTAATTGGTCCGTATATACATGAAAATTTAGATTATAAAACAGATGGGTTATTAAAATCAAGATACATTTATAGTAATAAATATTTAAATTATAGACATATTATCTGTGATTATATTATAGACAAAAACATTGAAGAGAATGTTTATGATATAGAAATGGCTAATAATCATAATTTTATTATAACTTCTAGTACACGAGGAGATAGTAAAAGTTGCTCTGGGATAGTGGTACATAACTGTCAAAATATGACTTATAAAGAGCTTTTTACACTTATTACGCGCATTGGGGAATTTTCAAAAGTATTTATATTAGGTGACCCAGAACAGAGCGATATCAATGGAAAGAGTGGATTTATAAAAATGATAAGCCATTTTGATGATGAAGAAAGTCGTGAAAATGGGATACATGTATTTCGTTTTACAGAAGAAGATATTGTCCGCAGCGGTCTTACCCAATTTATTATTCGAAAAGTAAAAAAAGCGTTGTGAATGCTATTTATCGTATATGGCAAATAAAAGAGTATCTGAGTTAGTTTCTATTGCGGCAACAGAATTAGATGTTGCGGACCTACTTCTATTATCTGATGTTTCCGAACATGAGTCAAAGAAGTTACAAGTTAAAGAATTAAGTGATTTTATATTATCCGGAGGCAATCTTTCTGGAACATTATATGGTACAGCTAGCTATGCAAAAAATGCCGCTACAGCTTCTTATGTAGAAATGATATCGGCATCTTATGCTTCAACGGCAAGTTGGGCTTTAAAAATCAATACGGCTTCTTATGCTCTAACTGCTCTTTCTGCTTCATATTCTCAACGTAGCTTTTGGGCCACAACTGCTTCATATGCGCTTACTTCTTCAGTCGAATTAGTTTATTCTTCAGCCTTTTCTGATTATGCTAGAACTGCTTCTTACTTACGGTGGACGCCCGGGATAAGTAATGGAACGGCATCTTACGCTTTAACGGCTTCCCATGTTATTGCTACCCAAAATTCAACCTCATATGCTGCTACTTCTTCTTGGGCATACAATTCTATATCTGCATCAAGAGCAATATCTTCTGCCAACGTTGATACCGCATCCTTTACATATACCGCTTCTTATTTGGCATTTAAAGGAATACCAAATGGAACAGCTTCATATGCTTTGACTGCCGCTAATATTGTTAATCAACGACAAGATTATGGAATGTACTATGCTATTACTCAGTCAATTTCATCATCTCAACTTGACTTAGTCGAAGTTACTCCGGTCTTTGGAGGGCTTAAAAATACAGAATTTGAAATTTATGGAACAGTTATTGTACCATTTACTTCTTCCAATGGTCCTACTGAAGGGAAGGTGGAATTATTTGTTTTAAACCGACAATATGGATATTCACAATCAATGGATTCTATCCAAGCATATGCTAATATTGGAGGAGGAAGTAACATTTCCGGAACATTTAAATATCCATTTACAATGCGAGGAGAAGCTTCTTTATATGGGCTTTTCCAAGTTTATGTAACAGCATCCAACGGAGCTTTTATTGAGACTTCACGTCCAGTACGTTTTAAGATTTCTAGTGTGAGCGACCAGCTTGGCGTATCTTCGGCCGAACCAATGCAATTTTATTCATACCCCGAAGATGCTATTATGTCTTATTCGTCCAGTTTACATCCTGGTACTTTATATGAAGGCTCAGCTTCTCAAGTTATTTTTTCGGGGTCTTATGACGCTACAGAATTACTTATACCTCCGGGAACAGTAAATATTTTACAATATACTTGGACTCTTACGGGATTAGAAAAATTTATAGCAGATGGAAATCCGGGATTAACTTATTTGGGCGGCCTTCCAACTGGTTGTACATCCGCATCAGCAGCCGATTGTAGTTTGACTGAACTACCAGATATGAAAAATTCAACGGTACAATATTTAAATGTTCCAAATAATAATATTGTAGCAAATTTATCATTATCACCGTCTATGAGTTATCTTGATGTATCTAATAATTATTATGTACATCTTCCAAATACTATGCCTCAGGGAATGACAGTTCTTAAAGCGGATGGAATTGGTATTACTTATACACCCCCGTATATTCCCGATACTCTTATTTCAATGTCATTTGCAAATTGTCCACAATTAACGTCATGGTTAGCACCCGACTTTCCGGCATCGTTGCAATATTTTGATTGTCATAATTCACCATTACTTAATATTCCATATGTAGTTCCATCTGATTTATTATATGTAAACATATCAAATTGTGCATTGGCTAATAATATTATTGGAAATTTAGCAAATGGTCTTGATGTAAATGGTTTAAATAATGGTTATTTTGCTTTTAAAAATAATCCATCTAGTCATTCCGCATTTAATATTATTCCTATTATTAATTCTTTACGCGGAAAAGGATGGACTATTGTATCTTAAGGATTGATATATGTCAGAATCAGAATATAATATAAAAATTAGTGAACTCAACCCATTTGTAGCGGATGTAAAAACGGAAGATTTTTTTCCATTGGTTGATAGTTCGTCAATGACAACATTTCGAGCTACGATTCAAGATATTGGCTCATTAATAACGCATTCGTTATCAGCATCATATGTTCCATCCGATAAAATTGGTACGGTTTCTCATTCTATTAGTGCATCTTATTCTGATTATGCTGTGTCGGCCTCTTATGCAATTTCAGCATCACATGCTTTATTAGCAGATTCAGCATCATATTATCCCGCCCAAAAATTTCAAGTATCTTGTTCTTGGGCTTCTCGTTCATTACAATCTTATTATGCAACCCGTGCTTTGGATGTAGATACTCACGGAGCTCCATATAATTTTCCATATTGGACGAGTGATACTCCAGGAGCAGGAAATGCAAATTTAATAAAAAACTCTCCATTAGTATATTATTCTAATAAAAAATTGATTTCGGTTGATAGTGCATCCACCAATATACCTTATTTTTTACAATATCCCATTCATAGGCCAGATATTAAAATTTACAGATTTGGAGACCGAGCTAATGTTGCGTTCGGTTTTGCACCAAACTCGGGCATTCAATGTACTTGGCCAATTACATCTCATACATTTATTGGAACTGACCAACGAAGTTGGCATTTCAGTACAGCTTCCAATCCCCATCCTGAATTCGACCCTGATTTAATGGTAACAAATAGCTATTTCTCGGGAAGTGCGGGCGATGAAACAAGCGGGTCATTTTATACAATACCAGATGCCCCGGGGGCAATAGCATCTATATTCAATGGTAAATGGGTTCGATTTGCTGCTATCTTGGGAAATCCTACTTATTACGATGATACTATTATACCAGGTACTATGCCCCCGCTACCGCAACATCCGGCACATGGAATTTTTTGGGGAAATGGCGACTATAGAATGTACGGCCTTATTAGTCTTCAATTGGTAACTAATCCTTTTACGGGGGGGTCAAATGCATCATCTTATATTGATTTTTGGTTTCACCTAAATCAATGGAATCGAGGTATTAGTGTTCAAGTATTTCATGTTGGAAAATCTATTCCCCAGATAATAAGAGCTCTTCGATTTCATACTTCGAATGCAATAAAAGACCCCCCAATGTTTATTGATATGCTTATTGATGGACTTTATTCGGGAGGGGAAGAGCCGGGCGCTTTGGGAGAACCCACTTTAACAATAAAGGCTCAATCGTGGCAAGGAGTTCGATTTTTGAAATGGCTTAATGTTGACCCATGGCCAATAGAAGATAAACATGATAGTGACATTACTAAAGATGATGCGACTTTAATTATTCCTGCAGCACCCGGGTTTTATTCTAATGTTTCTAAACATATGAATTATTATATTCAAGGTAAGAATGTAGTAATTTGGCCAACTTATAATCAAATTACTCAGAGTGGAATGGCCGTTCCTTCAATGAGAAGTCCATATTCTCTGGCTGTAAGCGGGACTATTAATACAAATACTAAATTTAATTGTGATGGACATGACGGAATAACAACCAAAGTAACTTATGGAACAACTAATTTATATTTTTCAGGAGGAATTTTAGTTGATAGATACCCTCCAGTAGAACCTCCACCCGCCGCGCCGCCGCAGGTAGGAACTCCCTGTGGTGGAGGGGGGACTTGGCAAGGAGGGAATACAATGCCCGATGAACAGATATGGAATCTTGGAAGTAAAACGGGAATTGTTACAGTTCATTTTTATACTTATCAAGTTCCAGACCGGCTTCAAGTATTAATTGATGATAACGTTGTTTTAAATACAGGGTATCGGGGAGTAAGTTCCAATCCATTGTACTCAAATATGCAAGGTAAATTAAATGACTATTTGGCTACCTATGGTTCAGCTTCAGAAAATATGACGGGAGGACCAATACTTACTGCTTCATTTTGTAAATGTTCTTCTACACCAACATGTAAAGTACAAGTATTCGGACCATTTCCTTCAACTCAATGGAAGTATTGGATTAGTTGTCCCGACGAACCTATTAAATAACATATCCTTACATTTACAAGTAAACTCCCGAGTTTTCGGGGGTTTACTTTGTACAAATAATATTTATTATATATGAAAGATAAAATATTTGACCGATTTATTCGTTTTGACATTTTGCTTGGAATTACTGCAATTTCTATTGCTCTTGTAGCAGCATTTTTTTCAGTATATGGTATTGCTACGCTTTTTGCGGGAGCTTTTATTTTAACTTCATTTATGGCTTCAACTCTTGAAGTCGGAAAACTGGTAGCTGTAACTTATCTTTATCGTTATTGGGCTAAAACGAAAAAATGGCTTGCTATTTATCTTTCTATTGCAACATTTGTTTTAATGATTATTACATCAATGGGTATATTTGGATATCTTAGTGCGGCATATCAAACTTCATCTTTTGAATTTAAAATGGCACAAGAAAGAATATCCATGATTGAAGGACAAAAGGTTTATATGACTGATAAGATTTCACAAGCGACATCTCGAATTAAAACATTAAATGAAATGCGAAAATTACAAGAAAGTCGCATGAATGAATCATTAACAAATGCATTTATTACAAGAAATCCTATTCAATTAAAACAATTACAAGACCAAACGGCCGAAATGATTAAAGATGCCGATGCCGATATTAAAGTACAGCAAGATATAATACAAAAAACTATAGATGATATTACGGCTTTAGATAAACAAGTTAATGAAATGAAGACATCAGAAACTGGTAAAAAAGATATAAGAACTTTTCAATTTGTAGCAGACCAGTTTGGAACAACACTTGATAAAGTAGCTAAATGGTTTATTTTTACTATTATTTTTGTATTTGACCCACTGGCTATATCTCTTATTTTAGCTTATAATGTTGTTACTTATAAAAAACCATTAGATACTGAGCCATCACCTTCTACTTCTATTTCTACTCCTCAATTAATTAATATAGAAGCTAACCCAGAAGCTTCAAAAAAATCTTCGGATGTTAGTTCTCAAAAAATAGCTAATTTTACAGAACAATATCCTAAGCCCAGACCTACATGGTTACATTAATAATTAAAATTAAATTATAATATATTGACAAAATAATCAAATATAATATTATTACGAAGAAAAAATAAAAAAAATTTACATTTTCGTTTATAAGTTAATATGTATGCGTCGATTATTTGTAAATATATTTATGGACCAATCTGACATTCAATACGTATTAGAACTTTTAACCGATGCAATCTCTGACAAAGATTGGGATTTGGTAGAAGAGGCCAGCGAAACTCTAAAAGAATTTTTAGATGATAGCGAACATCTCTTAGAAGAATAATATGATTACATTTTTTTTGGCATTAAGCCTAGTTATCTCGTTAGGATTTCTAATTGCAACTTATATCATTATCAAGCGACTTTTAGCAAAACTTAATACTTATGAAGAATGGATAATAGATTTTAAAGAAGATGTTGTGCGAACACTTGAACAAATGCGAGAAATTGATAAATCTATTGTTTTTTCTTCTACATTAAATGAGCAAGGGTTGTTTGAATCGGATGAAATGGTTGGTGGAAGTTTTAAAGAGCTACTTGCGCTCGTCGAGAAACTTAACCAACGAATTCAATGAAAAAACAAAAAAAGAGTACTTCACGTACTAAAATTTTAAAATTTTATAACAAAAAACAGAAAAAAGTTATTTGTAAACGAAAAAGGCGCATAAAATTAAACCCGCCAATTATTATTCCTGATAAAGAAATTATTCAATCTTCTGTTAAAGCTCCAAGAAAGCGACGTACAAAGAATTCTACTCGAATGTATTTCACGCAAGAAACAGAAGATGCAATTATTTTATATAATAAAACTAAAGATTTAAATGTCCGAGAACAAATTTTTCGTAATAAAATTTTACAACCATTTCAAAAATTAATAGAAAATATATTTAATACATTTAAATTTTCATATTTTGAAACGGGTCCTCAGGATGTACAAAAAGAATGTCTTACTCATCTTGTAGCCAATTTACATAAATATGACCCCAATCGTACTAGTAAAACCGACCCAAAGAAAAAAACTAGAGCTTTTGCTTATTTTTCTATTATTGCTAAGCATTATCTTATTTTATTAAATAATACTAATTATAAAAAATTTAATCAAAGTATAGAAATAAGCGAAGAAAAAGAAGAAAATACTGTTCAATTACAACAAAATGATAAATATTATGCTCAACAAGAGTTGTCGGATTTTATTAAACTCATTATTGATTTTTGGGAAAAAAATGTTGAAAAAATTTTTACTAAGCAAAGAGATTTAAATATTGCAAATGCTATAGTAGAACTTTTTAGAAATTCCGACCGTATAGATTCTTTTAATAAAAAAGCTCTTTATTTGTACATTCGGGAAATTGCCTCTTGTAAAACACAACAAATTACTAAAGTTATTAACCGTATGAAACAATATCATAATATTATTCAAAAATCTTATTTAAATCATGGTATTGTTAATACAGACCGATATACTTTAACCTAATTTTTATTTATGTATAAGAATAAAAAGTTTAATGCTTTTATTCTTTTATAAATATTTTAAATTTTAAAGGTTTTAATTCCTTCTAACGTATATTTTCTTGATATAAAATCATTATAATAAAGGCAAATAAATGTATTAGATAACTATTTATATATTATGGCAGACTTAGATTTTGAAGTATATGAAGGCAAAACTTTTAAAGAGTTATGCAAAGAAATTGTAGAAAGGAGTGTATCGAAAAAAGACCAACTTGATACACTTATTGGGGACCTTCGCACACTGATTAAAGGTCCTAATGATGTTGGTCAATTTATGCCTCGTATTAAAGAACTTCTTGAAGTGGGGGTTAAAAACGATGAACAGCTTATTAAGTTGGCAGCCGTGGTTCAACGCATTTCTTCGGCCCAAATTATAGCAATCGGGGGCGATGAAATAGGGCTGTCCGAAAAGGAAAAGGAAAATTTAATGAAACTTCATTTAGAAGCACAGGAATCTCTTAAAAATATTAAAAAAGAAGTAGAAGAGATTTCTGTTTCAAACAGTGTTAAGTAATTTATGGCTTATTGGAAAAATAGTGCAAAAAATATCAGACTGTTAGACAGTTATGGTATTGCTACGAATCATACTGCCGGCCGGGGGGGTAATCGTGAATATCACGAATTAGAATTAGGAATTGTACTTGATATTGTATTAGATTTGCAACATCCTATTTTTTCGGGGGCTCATGCTCAACAAACTAGAATCGATGATAAACGATGGCCAGTAGATTTAGTTGATGCCCCGCCTTCTAATGAAGACCCCGATTTAACGTGGATAGGGCGTTGCCTTGTTCGACCTCTTATTTCAGGAAAACTTACAGAAAAAGACCAACTTAAATGGGCATATCCTCTTGAAAATAATTTTTCTGAATACCCCCTTATTAATGAAACAGTTATTCTTTATGAGCATGAAAATGGAAAGCTGTATTATGGACGAAAAGTAAATTTTCGAAATTGGCCCAATAATAATCTTGATTTTTCTATTGAAGGTGCTACGTCCGGAGATTCTACAACCGAATTATTCAGTAAATCCGCCTATACGGGAAGAATAGAAACCGAAACTAATTGGCTGGCCGACTCGGGCTATCATGGATATGCCGGAAAATATTTTTACGGCAGCCCTAAAATGCGTACAATCCGTCGTTTTGAAGGAGACTTATTAGTAGAAAGTCGGTTTGGGTCTGAGTTAATAATGAAGGCTTTTGATAAGAATCGAGATAATGATGTAGGAGACCCCAAATATCCAGATTATGAGAATAGTGGAAATCCAATGATTATTCTACGTAATCGTCAACGACAATTGCTCCAAGTTGGCCAAACTTTATCTTTAAAACATAGTCCTAATCCAGCTACAGTAGTCGGAACAATCGAAGAGAAAAATGTAGGCGGATATCTTGAAGAAAATATTAATCACGATGGGTCTTCAATTTATTTAACTTGTGGACAAACTATTAGTGAATGGGTAACAACTTGTTTTAAAAGAATGTTTCATGATGAAAAAGATGAAGAAGTTACAAAATTTAGAGGACCCAGTAGTTTTATTTATCCCAATCCAATGAAGGGAGACCAAATCGTAATTAATTCCGACCGCCTCGTATTATCTGCCCGCTATGAAGAAATTTTATCATATTCTAAAAAAAGATATGGTATTTGTACTGATAGTGAATTTACAGTAGATGCACATCAACAAATGGTGCTTTCTACACATTCTAAAATAGTGCTTAACTCTCCCGCCATTTATCTAGGGGAATATGATAATACTGACGAGCCTGTTTTACTAGGGCAAACTACAGTTAATTTAATATGGGAATTTTTAGAATTATTTAAAAATCATGTTCATAAACATGAACATAGTCATGTTGATGCAGGGGAGCCATCTCCACATATGACGCAAGAACCTACGAATCCATTTATATTACAAGCCACGGCTCTTCAAGTGAAGCTAAAGAGTTTGTTAAGCCGGCGTGTATATGTTACGGGCGGGGGGTTTTCTCCCGGGCAAAACGGAGCATCTATACCAGAAGGAACTCCTCCAGTTGAAATTGATGTGGTTAGTGGGGCAGGAGTTCCGGGAGGGTTTAAGGGGCAAAGTTATCGTATTGGAGCAGCGGAAGCATCCGCAATGTATGGGGGGGCAATAGAATCGACATTCGGGCCGGGTGGAATAGCAAGCGATACACCTCCCTCTTCGCCCCAGTCTGGTCCAGATGCGCCCACACCAAGTTCAGAAACAACATCACCAAGCCAAGATTTATATAAATAAATTATATTAATATGAAACAGACTGAATTTACTAAACTTACTAAAATAATTGAGATTCTTGTTCAAAAAGAAATTAAAAAACAATTACCAAAGCTTATAAGCGAAGTATTTCAAACTATTGCTGAAAAATCAATAGTAACCGAACATACTAAGCCTATAATAGAGAATAAAGAAGAATTACAAGAAATAAATAATTCTAATGTTTTAAGGAAATCTTTAAAAGACTTATTTTCAGACGTAACTCCTGTAACTAAAACAAGTTTAGAAGAAGATAAAAACGTTTCTTTTGTCCCGAAGCAATTTACTAAAAATCCAGTTCTTAATCAAATTTTAAATGAAACGGTTCCTGATTTAAGACAACGTGAAAGAATGGTGGGATTATCCGCATTACAAGGAGGATACAATTCTCTTGGAGAATTTACTAATGAAAATATGAATAACACAGAAGAAGAAATAAATTTATCTTCCAATGTACCTAATATAATTCAAAATAATAATAATTTAACAAGTAATATTTCTGAGGGGATTTCGGCTCTTGATATAGCTAAGACCGGAGTAACCTCTCCGTCGGTGACCAGAGCATTGACTGATTACGGTCGTATGAAGAAAATTTTAGATGCTTCGAAAGGTAAACGAAAATAATGGCACTTATTCAAAATACACCAATAGGTATTACATTTCCTATCCGAGACGGAAAATCGGGATATTTTGAGCAGTCAACAGATAGCTTTACTGCTTATCGAATGAATATTATTAATCTTTTACGTACTCGTCCTGGGGAACGACGATTAAATCCGACTTTTGGAAGTCGTTTATGGAAAACAGTATTTGAACCAAATGATGAATTTTTATCTAAAAAAATAGAAAATATTATACGAGATGATATTTCACAATGGATTCCAGGAATTTCAGTAAAATCCGTAGAAGTAAAATATTTGAATAATAATCAAGGTGTAAATTTACGAGATATTTATAAAATATATATTGTTGTTTCATTTAGCATTAATTCAATTAATGTATTAGATTCGGTTGAATTAGTCATTGATGTAAATAAGATATAATATGATTAAAATGAAATCATTATTGATTGAGGAAGACGGGGTAATTAAGAAATTTATTTCTCTTTTACCTAAATATGGATTAGAATATCATGCACCCCAATCAAAATATTCATTTCGATGGCAAGGTCACATGTATCCTACGGTTACAGATAAAGACCACAGTGTAAAAATTGGACTTGACCGAACTGATATTTTTAATAGAAATGGTCATGTTTGGGTAGGAGACCCAACTCAACCATTATTAAATGGATATGTAATACAATCTATTATAATGATAAGAAACCCTAAAAATGATAACAATCTTTAATTTAAGAAGAATTTGGCAATATAATTTTGTAAATAAAAAGGATTAATATCACGGAGGCAAATAATGAATTCAACCACGCAAAAAAGTTTCCATCCAAATTCTAAAGATATACGCTACATTAATCGTGATTTTACTCAGTTGCGAGAAGCACTTATTAATTTTGCAAAAGTATATTATCCAAATACATACAAAGATTTTTCGCCGGCCGCCCCGGGTATGATGTTTATTGAGCAAGCCGCGTATGTTGGGGATGTTCTGAGCTATTACACCGATTACATTTTTAAAGAAACCACGCTTCAAGGTGCCACGGAACGTAAAAATATTATCGGTCTGGCTAGATATTTGGGATATAAAATTAAACCATCTACGGCAGCAACAGGAATAGTAAATCTTTCTCAACTCTGCCCGGCAGCAAATGATGGGGCCGGAACATATTTTCCAGATTCAAATTATATGTTAACTGTTAGAGAGAACACTCAATTTTTTAATAATCAAGGTTCTTATTATATTTTGACTTCGGCTGTAGATTTTTCTGTAAGTTCTTCGGTTTCTCCACGAAGAGAAGAAATATATTCAAGAAATGAAGATGGAACTCCAATGTTTTTTTTGTTAACTAAACAAGGCCCTATAAGTTCAGGACAAATATTAACAAAAGAAATTATAGTTGGAAATCCAACTCCATATTTTTCAATTAAATTATCCGAAAAAAATGTTCTTCAAATTATTGATATTACCGATTCAGATAATAATAAGTGGTATCAAGTGGATTATTTAGCTCAAGGTATGGTTCCAATTGCTGTTCCAAATGATGTTCAGTATGAGGGGTCTTTATCACAATATAAGGATTCGGTTCCTTATATTTTAACATATCTTAAGACGTCACGAAAATTTGTTACATCTGTAGATGAGAATAATCTTACTACAATTACCTTTGGGGCCGGAGTAAATGGTATTAGTGATGAACTTATAACTTTTGATTCAGATTTAATTGGCGTTGGAATGAGTAATATTAATAATGTTAATTTACCTCTTGACCCCAGCAATTTTTTGAAAAATGAATGTTATGGTATTGCTCCGCAAAATACTACACTTACTATTAGATATTTAATAGGAGGAGGATTACAATCTAATTGTCAGGTGGATGAAATACGAACGGTAGCTTCAGCAATATTTGATAATCCAGAAGAAGGGTTGCTTCCAGAACAAAAATCTTTGCTACGAACAGTAGAAAATTCTTTGGCTGTAACAAATCCTTCTCCTTGTACAGGAGGGGCTGATGCGGAAACAAATGAAGAAATTCGTTTAAATGCTATGGCTAATTTTGCGGCTCAAAATCGTGCCGTAACTCAAAATGATTATCTTGTTCGCATTTATTCTATGCCAGCACAACTCGGAACAATTGCCAAGGCCCAAGTTATTGCCGATTCCAATTTACAAGTAGGAATGAATAAAATTCTTCTTGGTGTAATTGACCAAAATAATATCGCCCAGGTTGTTGATAATAGTGAAAATACATATTTTCGTCGAATGGCATATGATAATACTAATCCATTTGCAATTAATGTATATATTTTAACTTATAATGCTCAAAAACAATTAATGCCAACAAATCCGGCTCTTATATCCAATTTAATAACATATCTTAAACAATATCGTATGATGACTGATGGTGTAAATATTATTGATGGATATATTATTAATATAGGAGTAGATTTTACGATTTCGGTTTATAAAGGGCATAATAAAAAAGATGTTTTAAGTAATTGTATTTTGGCTGTACAAGATTTCTTTAATATTGACCGTTGGAATTTTTCTCAGCCAATTAATTTAAGTCAATTACAACTTCAAATTGCTAAGGTAGATGGAGTACAATCTGTAATAGATATAGATATTTATAATAAAACCGCATTAAACGGAAATTATTCTCCAGTCGAATATAATATTTCTGCGGCTATAAAAAACGGAGTAATTTATCCATCGGTTGACCCGAGTATTTTTGAAATAAAATATCCAGATAATGATATACGTGGAACTTGTATTTAAATGAAAAAGGAATAATAATGCACCATTTTATTTATCCATCACAAGATACTTACATCACAAATCGTCCTCATTTTGGAACGTTAAATTTTGGTGTAGATGAAATTTTGCAAATAGGTACAGAAAATCATTATGTTTCTTATATTAGCCCAACCAAAGATTATGTTTATAATAAAGAAATTTTTAATAAAATAGGTGTACAATTTTTTAATGGTACATTTACAGGGTCAATTATAGGAACTAATGAAAATTCATATGCTTATTTAGATGGAGTATTAAATAGTGGTATATTTGAAGTTAATAATTTTGAAGGTTTAATTGAAAGTGGTTCTATGATATGTTTATATGGAACGGCTTCGGGTATAGATACACGTCCTGTACAAAATCGACAGTATAAATCTCAATCATACGTTGACCGGGCTTTGATTCAGTTTGACCTTACATCTATTTCTAATTCTATTTCTAAAGAAGAAATTGTAAATCCAGAATTTCGTTTAAAGGTTAAAATTAGTAATGAATACCAGCTTCCTTTAGAATATACCATTTATGCCGTTGCGCTCGCCGAATCGTGGGCAATGGGAACCGGATATATGTCCGATGGAGGGTCTGAAGATGGGGCCAGTTGGATATATCGAGATTTTAAAGGTGGAACTAAATGGGATGTACCCGGGGGTACTTTAACGAATTTTATTTGTTCACAAAGCTTCCACTACAAATCTGCCGACTTGAATATGGATGTAACACCCATTGTTAATCAATGGCTTGCGGGTCTTCCTAATTATGGATTTATTCTTTTAACTTCAGATGAATTACATCCTACAGGTTCAGGATTTTTATTAAAATATTTTAGTGAAGATACAAATACTATTTATTCTCCTTTGCTTGATGTAGGATGGGATAATGATTGGGAATATATTACTAGTAGCTATGATACAGCAAGTGTAATTATCTCATATTCTTCGGGGTCTTCAACAACTATAACCGATGGGTCTTCTTTATCGGGGGCGGGTGGGGTGAATGGAAATTTTAGCGGGTCTGCATTTTTGAATTTTTATTCTCATTATTTAACTGCAAGCAATGTCTTGTTTACAGGAAGTTTTGTACAAGAATTTACAGGAGAATTAATAGGTTCTTTTTATGGAGAAGCAAATGCTACGGGGAGTTTTATCGGAAGTGGATTATTTACGGCCAGCTTTACGGGGTCAATAGATGGTATAGATACTGAAGTTACAAATAGTGCCATAAGCGGAACAAATATTGAAGGTTATTTATTAGGAAATGTTTCAATGCCTTCTTATTTAGGAACTTTCGAAGGTGTTTTAACAGGGTCGGCTTTATCTCTTTATGGAACTGCATCCGGATATTATTTGGATGAAAATAATAATTATTATATTGGATTTATTTCGGCTTCGGGATTTTCAGGAAATATTAAAAATGTACCTGTTTTTGGACCTGTTGAAGGATTAATTTCGATTAATAATGTAAATGTAAATTTACCAACTGAAATTAAAACTCGTTGTGCTACTTCTCCTATGGAATCTCCATATGGAACGCCGTATTTTCCACCGACTACTAATGCATATACATTTCTTAATTTAGAATGGGTTTGGGGTGGAGATGAAGTTGGGTGGTCAAGAATTATTCCAATTCCTCCTAATGCATGTATTACAACTTCATGTGGAGTTTCACATTCAGTTCAATTAATGACGGGTTCTTTTACAGGAGGAGTATTTCAGAATAGCAATTTTACAGCTTATTATGAAAATCATAAAATTATTTTTGCAAGTCTTACAGGGTCATGGAATAGTTCTGCTTTAATAGGAGCTACTTGTGTTATTCCTATGCCTCAAATAACATATCCACATGTAACAGCTAAAATAAATGGATTATATGTTAACGGAACAGCATTAGGACTTTATACAATTTCAGCTTCTATTTCCGAATCTGTAACACAAAGTATTGATAGCGCAAGTTTTGTGGGTCAGTTTATAGATGGACCTCTAAATGGGGGTTATGTTACTCTTCAACTAACCGGAAGTGCTACTACTTCTAGTTTTGCTTATACTAGTAGTGTAAATTTTACATCAAGTTGTTTGCAACCGTTAAATGTAGAAAAACCATTTAGCATAAATATTGGAAATATGCAATCTGAATATAAAGCGGGAGATATTATTAAATTAAATATATTTGGGAGGAAAAAGTTTCCATTAAAATATTTTGGAATTTCTACACAGCAAGAACAGTACTTAGTTCCTGAATTCTTGCCTACATCGTCATATTATGCAATAAAAGATAATCAAACTGACGAAATTGTAATTAATTTCGATAATTATACACGTATAAGCTGTGCTTATCCAGAAGGTAATTATTTTCTTGTGGATACTACTTCTTTACCACAAGAACGTTATTATCGTGTTTTAATAAGAATTGAAAATGGCACACAAATTACGACGATTGATACTGGTAAAACATTTAAAATAACAAGATAAAAATATGGCCGATTTTTCTATAGATATTTTAAAATTTAAAAAGGACGGGACATATGAATATAAATTTGATAATATGGGAAATTTATATTTTAATAGTTCTTCCAATGATTTTTCACAAGTTTATTTGTCTTTACCTATATCTAATATAATTTATAATAATTCTAAAATTAAACAGTTTTATGACCCCAATTTTACTGAATTTACTCCACACATAAAAAAAGAAGAAACGGCGGACCAAATGGAATTTCTTACACAACAATTAAATCTTATTCAAAGAGAAAAGGAAGGTCTTCAATCACAATTAGATGCTATTGTAGCACAGAATACCAAACTTACAGAGGAAACGGGTCCTAATAAATTGGCAATTAAACAAGTTATTTTGGAACTCAGAAAAGCATTGGGACAAGGAAGAGTAGAGTCTGATTTTTCAGATACTTTTCCTTATACTCCAATAATAAAACCATCTTAATAAATTAACATGGATTATACATCATATAAATTAGTTTCCAATAATTCAAGTAGCTTAAATACAGGCTCATATTTGAATTCGACAGAATATTCCATGTTTATATCTGGATTTAAAGAAGACTTGTGGTATGGCCTATCTGAATTTGATACTATTGAAATTGGATTATGGGATAGAAAACAAAATCGACTTGGATGGGATATTATTCCTATGTCCAAGAGTTATAACACGGTAACTGTCTCACATTTTAATGCTTTAAATAATGTAGTTAGTTATTCATATCAAGAACTTAATACTGATTTTATTTTACATAAAACACAGGATTTATTAGTTGATACTCCATCTCAAGTATTTCAAACATTTAATATTCCTAGCGGAAGTTATTTTATCACTTATAATTTAACGCGGGAAATGGCGGGGTCACCCGAATTTCCACTTGTTACTAAAGATATTTCTCCTTCAAGAAAAGAATTAAAACTTTATCCATTATCAACTTTTAATGATTCTTATACAGCATTTTGTCAACACAAATTATTGATGAATGATGTATCTTCATTGTACGTTCAATCTTTAAAAAAGTGTCCATATGGTGACATATATAATAAAATTTTCCCTCTTTATCAGAAACAAATAGAAACAATAAAAAATTTATTCTTTATTTCAACTGATGGAGAGATGTTAACTTTCTTTAAGAACTTATATGAAGATTTTGTATTATATTCTTCAACGCCAATATTATCTGTCTCTGGTCTTAATATAGTGAGTCAAAATTTCATTCGACTCATGGGAATTAATACCTATTTTAATGATTATTTACTATCAAATTCGACAAAGATTGTAGATTTTGACACTATAGATAATAATTTTAAAGGATTGGTTTCGGCATCAGTAGAACGAAAATTTTCGGTGGCAGGAACATCTCCATCTGAAGAATACATAAAAGCTAAAGAATTTGTTTATGACTTTTTTACTAAATATTTCTATATTCCAATTTCAAATAAATTAAAAGAGGAATATAATGATAAATATTTTGGATACTTTAAAAATGCGTTGAATGTAGGGAATAATCGCTTGCTTCCAATTCTTAGCATTGGAATGATGGATGAACGAATAAATCCCGAAGACCCTTTTACATTATTAATTAAATTAAAAGATGAATTGCCATTTGATTTACCTATAAAAACTAATTGTTGGGTCTCTAATATTTCATTAGTTCCGTATATTATAAGTGCCATTATCCGGGAAGATGTACCTCAAATTGTACATACAATTGGACCTCCCAATTTTTATATTCCAATTCCAAATGCAAGTCTTACTAATACCAATATTTCTTACACAGCTAATGATTTAAAATTGGATGCTCAAACTGAGCGTAATATAATTGTTAGTAAAAATATTAATGAATTATCAGTAGATTATAGTGATTTTAATAATTTTATAGTCTTTTCATCCGCCGAGATGCGATTAAAAGTTTTTAAAAATAAATGTATTAATCTCTGTGGACTAAGTGCATCTTTAGAAATATTAAATAATAAAGCATCGGCTTTTTTAGCATCAAGTGGTAGTATCTATCCTTATTATGATAGAGAATATGCTTCTATTCAAGAACAAATGGATGATATTATAAATACATTTGATGGATATGAATCTTATTTGTATAATAGTGGAAAATACATTTATAAAAATAATTCGTTTGTTAGTGCCAGTTATGTTAATAGTCAAGACACATTAGCTATTCAATATGATAAAGATAATAGAGATAGTTTAATTAATACGTGTCCAGAACATGTCTTATCTAATCCCGAAAATGATAATTATATTATTTTCTTAACCATGATAGGACATTTTTTTGATAATATTTACATTTATATTGCCAACATGCCGTCTGAGAAAAAAATTGGCAATACTCCTACAAGTGAATTTACTCGTCGTGTTGTTGATTACATGCTTGAAACTTTTGGGTGGAAAGTAGATGATTCACTCGAACAATCCAATTTACTTAATAATTACTTATCTAATGAACAATTAGCAAATCTTAGCTCTATGTCAGCTGAAGAAAGGCTAAAAATAATTAGAAATCGCATTTTACAAATTCTTCCCCAAATTTATAAGACTAAAGGTACAGTAGAAGCTGTACGTCTTATTTTAGCCAGCTATGGAATTCCCGAAGTACTTCTAAGCGTCCGAGAGTACGGGGGGATTGCTTATAATGACCCCCATGCTTCTTATACTCTTTATGAAAGAGTTTATATGAGACAATGGGACACTTCATCAAGGTATGATTCATATGATTTACAGCTTCCTACTGGTTCACATACTTATATGTTTAAAATAAGTATAGATGGCGCTGAACCCTATACATATGAAAAGGAACAAATTCTTTTTGGACGAGTAGAAGATACAGACCGAGCTTCAATAAGCGGGTCGGGAGAATGGGAGGTTGGTTTTATACGAATTCCAAAGAAAAACTCAGGAAAAATATTTTTCCGCATCGGATATAAAGGGCAAGAAGCATTTAAGATGTATAGCCAAGAATTTCCATTATTTGATGGAAATATTTATAGTATTATTCTTCGAAGAAATTTTCCCGATGAAGGATTTGAATTTAATCCTAACTATGATTTAATTCCTGCCGAATTTGATTTAAATGTTAAAAGAAATGAATTTGGAAATCAAATTGTAAACTTAACTTCCAGTTTAATATGCTATGATTCTTCATCTAATGTACGTTTTAATCAAGGAGGTCGTCTTAAAATAGGAGGGTGGTTTGCAGATTGGAACGGGCAAGGATATACGGGATGCTTTGATAAATTTCAGGTATGGCGAGACCCAGTTCCCGATTCTAATATTGAAGATTATACAAACAATTTTAGTGCTTATAGTTTTCGAGGAAATACTTCGTTTCCATATGAATCTCTTTATTTCCGAATGCATACGGATTATCCGTTTAATCAAATTGATACGGGAAGGTGGGTAAACGGAAATCCATATTTTGCAATATCTTCTTCAGCAAAGTTATTAAGTTTATATGGAGAGCCTCATGCTAATGTAGATTATTTAATAAGTTCTATGGCATGGTCGGGTTCTACAAAAGTTGTAGATGGTTTATGTGGACCCGAATCTAAATCGGCATATCCTTTCCAATTTAAAGCTTTCGATTATCCTAGTACTTGGAAAATTTCAAAATATGGGCCAAATCGATTTCATAATGAAAAAACCCGGTTTGTATCACAATCGGTCGATGTTCGTTTTGATAATTTAGCACGTTCAACATATAACAATATTTCTATTACGGCCCCAGATTCCAACCAAATTGGATTTTTTGTTGACCCCCAAGATTTTAAAAATCGTGACATTGTTCGTTATTTTGGTGATTTTGATTTTATGGATACCATCGGAGACCCGGGGTATCAATATTCGGCAAGTTATACATCTTTAAAAATGTTCCGAAAGGAATATGCCAATAACCGAAATCAATATAGTGGAAGTCGTACTCTTTTTAATGAAATACTGACTTCCTATAAAATGTATTTTAATCGCTCAGTATTTGAAACTATTAAAAATGTCATACCCGCACGAACAAATGCCATTCTTGGTGTAGCTATTGAACCTACAATTTTAGAAAGACCCAAGTATCAAATTCGTCCTGTAACAAGTTCTATTGAATATGCATTGGATACTACTATAGATAAATATTTTAAACAAACATCTTCTTTGGTGAATATCAATGCTCAGATTGTTCCTTCACAATCAATGAATTTAAATGCGGGTTATGTTTTCTTACCCATACGAGATTATCCGGTGAATTATGGTGGAAATTATATTCAAGACCTTGCTGACCCATTTGAATTTGGTCATTTTGCTGGGGGCGTTCCTACTCGAACTATAGATTTTACCGGAAATCCTCTATATGGTTATGCTCCTTTAACAGTATATTTTAATAATGAGTCTTTTGGAGCTAGTAATTATAGCTGGGATTTTGGGGATGGCCAAACTAGCACAGAAAAGAACCCCGTACATATATACACAACGCCCGGTATTTATACTGTAACTTTAATGGGATATTATGGAAAATATGGATTGCATAAAATTCGTCAAAGTTATATAAAAGTAGTTGAATATAACATGAATGCATATTTTGAAGCCAATCCTACAGTTGGTATGGCTCCATTAGAAGTTAATTTTGATAATTTTAGTTTTAATGCCGATTCTTATCTGTGGGAATTTGGGTCTGCTTCTGTCACAAGTACCGAAATTTCACCCACTTTAATTTATTATAATCCTGGTATTTATAGTGTTAAATTAACTGCAACCGCACATGTACCAGGACCCGGCAGTACTCAAAATATTTATACGGCAACTCATGTTAGTTATAGTTATATTACTGTTAATGCTCCGCCACAAAATTGTAATGGACCTTATATGGAAAAATTTGAGGGTGGGAATTTTGGAGATAAATCATTTACTAAATTATATCTTTATTCATTGGGTTCTCTCACAACTCCAGTAACATTTAGTTATAATGTAAATAATAGTGCTTCCAGATATGTAGTTACTATAGATGGAGAAGTACAATTAGATACAAAATGGCTATATAGCGGAAGCGCTGACCAAACGGCAGTGGATAATATTAACGATGCTTTGTTACCATATGGTCCAAATCCAACACCTTCTTATTTATCGGCTTCTTTAACTCCAATTAGTAATGTTATTGAAACTCCAGGTAGTGGTACAATTTATTTTACAAAGAATAAAACTAATAATTTAACATATGTAAGTGTATATAATCCATTTAATACAACTTGTAGTTTTACGATGAGTTGTCCAACACCAGAACCGCCCCCATTTATTCCTCCGCCCTCAACACCGTGCGGACAAGCATTAGAAGTTCGTGGTGGAAGAAAGAAAGACCCGCCATATTATACCGATTATGTTGTACAACTTGGTTCTGGAACAGGAGTTGTAACATTACAATATAATTCTTTTACTATTCCTGATAGATTCCAAGTTATTTATGATGGAGAGATAAAAATAGATACTAAATGGGTGGGAGCAAATAATAGCGGATATAAAAAACAATTGACAAAATTGAAGTTATTGGGAGATAATGAACAAATACAAACTCCAGGAGGGGGGAGTGCGACATTTAAGAAAGAAACAAATTCAATATATGCTACACTTCGTATATGGTCACCATTAGACAATACTGCGTGGGAGGCTACATTAACTTGTCCACACTAAATATTAATTTATGAATGGAGAAATTGCTTTTAACATGTTTAAGGAAATACATCCGCTTTATGGAAAGTCGGAATTCCTGCTTAAACGATGGAAAAAATATACGATTTATGCTAAATCGGGGTCATATGTTCGGTCGGACAATCCTTCGCAAATTTCTATTTGTAGCAGTTCCATTCGACAATTAACAGCAACAGCAACTTATAATATACCAGATAGTCCAAAAGCTAATGTTTATTCTACTTGTTCTGTTTATTTATATGATTATGTAATAGTCAGTGATAAATGGTTTTTAAGTAATGTTTATACATCTAGTGCTCAAGATTCTACCCCTGCTTTAAATAATTATTATAAAGGTACGAATGACGATGGATTTCATGTATGGGAACATGAATCAAATACATGGCATAATAGTCCAAATTCTAAAATAAATAATTTTGTTTGGCGATATAATCCAGGAGCAAGTGCATTATTAAACCATCCAGTTTATGGATATTATGAACAATATAATCCACTTATCCCTCCGCCACCGTATAATGGAATGACAACCGAACAATATCAAGCATTAATGAAACGTCCAATTTATAGAGATGATGGTACATATTTTGAAATTGTGCGGGGATACCCCAGAAATCATTATATTCATAAGCGGGGTTATTTTTCTATGGAAAGATTTACAAGTTATGGACAAATAGGAAAAATTAATATATCTTCTTCATATCAAAGAGGAAGACAAACAGCTAATACAACTATAGGATTTAACGGAATTAGTGATGGTAGTGACCCAGTTCAAGTGGCACAAGTAACAAATATTAATCTTATTAAAACAGACAATATAATTTATCATTAAAAATTGTAAATTCAATGATACTTATAGATGAATACCTTTTATAAGATATATAATAATAAAAATATGGAGTATAATTTATGGCATATATTGATAATCAAACTATAACAGTAGATGCAATTTTAACACAAAAAGGACGCCAGCTTTTAGCAAAAAATGGAAATTTAAATATTACATATTTTGCGTTGGCTGATGATGAGATTGATTATACATTATATCAGCCAAATCATCCCAATGGAAGTGCTTTTTATGATATTGCTTTACGTAACACACCTATTTTTGAACCATTAACGGATGAAACCCAAACCATGAAATACAAGCTTGTTACTTTAAATCATGGTGTTACTTCTATCCCTGTTATTACTATTGCTCAAGATAAAATATTAGTAACAAAGGATTATGCCGGCGATATTATTATTAATCCTTCAACAAATCCGGCTTATAATTTGCAGGCGGGTTATACAGCCATTCTTGGAAATAAAAATGTTGGATTATTAATAGTTCAAAAAACAAATGCAATTAATACTGTTTCAAATGTAATCCCAACTTTTGCGGGAGACATTAATATTTCTAGTGCTCAAGTTGTTGTTGGAAATTCATTCCGTTTTGTACCCAATAGCGGATTAAATAAAACGACGACTACTAATTTAACAATTTATGGAAATGAATCGGGCGGAAGTACGGCAATTGAAGTTACCGTAACCGTTCCAACTCAAAAGTAAAAATATGATATTTAATAAATTTGACTCCAATCGAGACATAGTAGCTGGACGTACTACTCGTGTAGCAAGTGGATTTTGGCCAGATGGTTCCCCAAGTTGGGACCAAGGAAATTTTATCGATGATTTTTGGCGAATTACTGGTCCAGATACACCATCTCCATCGTACGGAACTTCACATTATGATGTTCGATATACCATGTATTATCTTAATGTATTTCCCGACGAATCTTCTTATGTCAATTATGACCCTTATTTTTCTATTGCATATGGAAATTTTTACGGAAATTTAGGAAGTGGGTCTTTTGAAACAGAAATTTCAGATATAGCCGCCTCTCCAACAAAAGCTATTTATACTCAATATAAAAATATTCTTTTAGCTAATTCGGATGTAACTGCTATATCCAATGGAATGTTTTCAATGTTAAGTGCTAGTACTACAACAGCTGCGCCTGATATTTGGATTATAAATTTTTCAGCATATAAAATGAAAGACCGGGTTGATGAAGGTCTATTACAATTAAATTTTTCGGGTTCTAAAGGCGTTGTAACATTGATAGATGATTCAATTTATACTACTCAAAATCAATATGTTTATCAACTTGTAACTGGAAGTATATCTAATCCTCCTAACAGTCCAACTTATGAAGGACTTGGTTTATTTTATCCTCAAGTGGGGATTGTAATTCTTAATGCTTCTTTATTAGCAAATCGAGTTGGTATTTCCAGTGGCTCGGGAGCAGGGCCGGGTACGGGAGGACCATGTGAAAATGAATCTTGGCCATATATTTCCGGAACATTACCAGGAGAAATTGACTACACATATAATCATAAAACTCTTTTTGCATCAATGAATGCGGCAAATGGAATGTTAATGAATGTTCGGAAATCAGAATATGTTCCCGCACGACATTATTTCATTCGAGTAACAAATCGAGATTTTAATTATAGTAATAATCCAACATATGTTTATGATGGAACTGATAAAACACATCCTAAAGGGCAAATTTATAATGCCGATTTTATTTCTGACCCCAGGACATATATTACTACCGTAGGTTTATATAATGATAATCACGAGCTTGTCGCTGTAGCAAAATTAAGTCGACCCGCTGTTAAATCGTTTGACCAAGAATTGCTTATTAAAGTTCGTTTAGATTTTTAATGTGTTTTTTATAAAATTATATGTAACAAATTTCCTTAAACATATAATACGAGGATATTTATACATTGAATGTTAAAACATATCAATTACCAAAATATTTTGACTACGCCGTTTGTTGCGGCTAAATCTCGAGCTTTATACAATATTCAAGGTGATGATGTAGTTATAACAGAGCCTAATATTTACTCCTCCGAAACTAAAGTATCTTTAGATTATGTTGATTATAATTTTGGGGACCCCATTCTTAATAGAGAGTGTAATATTGCATTAGAACAACAAGGAGATGACCCCATTGAATATGAAGAAGGAATAGCAGGATATAAAACTTTCAATTCTTCTTCCGATGAAAGAAATATTAATGGAACTTATAAAAGCCTGGTACATCGACAAATAAAAAATGCTTTTTATAATACTCGAAATAATCCTATAGAAATCTTCGGAGTTGAACATATTGATTTTCCATTAAGTAAAACTCTTCGAAATCTCTCGGACCACTTTAGAATGTTTTCTGTACCTAATAGTGTGTTTGGAGATAAGATAGAACCAAAAAGTGTTAAATTTTATGATAATCTCCTTGATGACCAAGTTATTATATTTGATGATGGATATCAAAATCTTATAGGTGGATATAATTTATTTTCAAAAATTCAAGAAGTAAGAGATTGGCTTATTGAAAATGAAATATATTCTGGTTCATCAGATTATTTTTGTCCAGTTTATGATTTTATACTTTTAACTGACCCCGTTGACGTTTATGCTGAACTCGGCGAAAATATTTTGTTTAGTGTAAGTGCAAGCGGAGCTCCCCGCCCCATTACTTTTCAGTGGTTTTCTAGTAGTTATGCCATGACCGACGGAGGACAAATTTCGGGAAGTACTGGACCAACGTTATATATTGATAATGTTACTTTTGAAAATGAAGGTACTTATAGTGTTCGCGCACATAATGCAGCTACTAAAGGAGCAACAAGCTCTATGGCTCATTTATATATTATTAGAAATCCTCCAATTATTAGTAACCCCAATGACGAATTTAAAGACATTGGCTCTAATTTTGATTTTTGTGTAACTGTTCTTGGCGGGTCATCTCCCATGTATTGGCAATGGCAATCAGGCAGTACTTTATTATCTGACAACGGTCATTATAGCGGAAGTAATACAAGTTGTCTGCGAGTTAATAATATTACTCTTGCTGACTCGGGAAGCTATCGGGTTATGGTTAGTAATATGTACGGTAAAGTTACCAGTTCTTGGGCTAATGGACATGTTAATATGAATATAGAACATTCGGCTCCAGTATCTATAGCATTTAACAGCGGGGATATATGGAACGCACCACCTTTCCCCGATTTTCCGCTATTTAATATAGGGTTTCAATACGGGAGTATAGATAATTATATAACTAAAGAATATGGATTATCAAGTGTAGGATTTTTATCGGGCAGTATTTTAGAAATTCCGGTGCCAGTATCTACACCAGAAGAAAATTCTATAGTATATTCAACTTTTTTAAGTGGTTCTGTTTTTGATACAATTGTACCTGAACCAGGAGGAAGCGATAGTCAATCTGTTACAAATATTTCATTCCTGAGCGGTTCTGTTTTTGATACAATTGTACCTGAACCAGGAGGAAGCGATAGTCAATCTATTACAAATATTACATTTTTAAGTGGAAATGTAAAATTAATTTCAATAGAAACTCCACAAATGAATGAAGCCAATGTAAATTGGTCAATAGGATTTAAAGATGGATTTATTACTTAATAACAAAGGAGATAAAAATGAATAATAAAAAATATAATGTGGGTTCAATAAAACAAACTCTCGGGGGCGCATTTAAAGTTTCAGTCGTTGATGCTAACGGAGAGGTAGTTTGGGAACAGCCGGAATATCAAAAGAATTTAATTTTAAATACTGGTCTTAATCAAGTAGCTTATACAGCTTATGCTGATATAATGAAATATGGTATTGTAGGAACAGGGACACGAGTAAATAGTGTATATGGAAATACATCAACTGTATCTCAAACAGGAACAAAAGTTACATTAATACCCGACGATTCTTTTGTTTCATTTACACAATCTTTGGCGGGTTATCCGGGGGGAACAATGGCGGTTGGAGATACTATTGTATTTGACACGCCTGAAAATGGAGTAAGCGCAGTCCAAGTAGTTGGTGGAATTGATGCAACAGAATGTACTGTAAATAAAAATGTAAATATTTCCACTACGAATTTTACAATATGGAAAACTTCACAGACCGGATTACAAGCAGAAGTTAAGAGAGCTGGGTCTGGAATAATTAACACAAATTTAGTAAGTGGTAGTGGTTTGTGTGGCTCTACGTGGAATGATAACGTTATGTCGATGACAAGAACATGGGATTTTACTCCGGAAGTATCTCCTGTTGATTATAAAGAAGTAGGAGTAGGATGGACTAGTGCCGTTGGAAATCCCGGCAATACTTTTAGCCGATTATTACTTCCAGTACCAGTACATGTCGACCCCGACCAACGAATACGACTGTCATATCAATTACAAGTATCGGTTTATCCCACCGAATCTATATCCAGGCCAGATGCATCTATTACAGGATGGAGCAATACTGAAGGGTCTGAATCAATTCAAAGAGTTGTTGCTGGTACCAAAGATTCTCAAGGTAGATGGGAAAGTACTTTATTATCTTATGTTATTTATAATGGAACTTCTTATGGAACAGCTACTTTAGAACCTTGTTCTATAGGATTAGATTGTTTGTTCTGGATATCTACCGACGCAACTCCGCTTCAAAGTTTTAATACGGCGGTGGACAGACGAACGAGCCTTAAGCCCGCCTTTCCTCCTATAACTGAATATCTTGGTGAAGTTATCACATATAAAAATGCTTATGTTTTAAATTCTTATACTATTAATAAATCTTCGACTTATGGTCAAGCCAATAGAAGTCAAATTCGAAGTATGGGATTTGGAAAAGGATATTATACTGGAGGGAGTTTAACCGACAATCCTGCTCATCCTAATAATCAAGCGTTTTGTTTTGTATTTAATAATCCACAAGAAACATTTAATACACAAACATTAACAATATCTTATACATGGAAATGGGATAGAAGTTATGTCGCATAATATTATGAAAATTGAATTAGTTCTGAGTTAAATTTAACAAATATTTAATGAATAAAACCTAAGAATTTTTATATTTATAAGAGAAATTCTATGTATGCTACATCATTAACTTGGACTTATACTTTATCGGATAATACGGGATTTTTATTGCAACGGTCAATAGATTCGGGTTCGTCATGGACAACAAATTATACTTTAGATGCTACGGCATCTTCATATATTGATAATGATGTTTTGCTTGCCCATACGTACTGGTATCGTATTG